GCTGCTCAAGGTCTTGGGCCTTATCAAATTTCCCGTGCTTTGGGGATTTCTTGGGACACTTACAATAAAAATAAAAAGAGAAGTTTGGAATTATCGGAAGCTATAAAAAGGGGAGAGGCAAAAGGTTTGGCGCGAGTTTCAAACAGTTTGTTCAAATCCGCCAACGAAGGTAATGTGACGGCCCAAATCTTTTACTTAAAAAATAGAGATTCAAAGTCCTGGAGTGATAGGCAAGAGGTAAATCACAACTTAAATTTAGCTGAAATACTTAGTTCTGCAAAAACTAGGGTGATTGATGGCAAAGTCGTAGAAGATCAGCTAGATTCACAACAAGTCCTTACAAAGGACTCGTTGCCAACGAAAAATACGAGCTAGGCGTGGGAACTCTCTCATCTCCCTTACTGTATCCATGTCAAGACCGGGCAGCTCGGCAAGATCTACTCTCCGATCTTGCAACCCCCCCGGTCACTTTTTCGACGGGGGCTAAAAATTTAGAACACTTGCACTAAAATTTTTTAATTTTTTTTTATGAAATACGACCCTAAACAAGAAAAGCAATTAATGACCGAACTATGGTCAATGAACATCAAAGATGATCCATATAACTTTGTTAAATTTGCCTTCCCATGGGGACAAAAGGACACCCCCCTCGAACATTTTGATGGGCCTCGTAAGTGGCAAGAAAAAATTTTGCGAAATATTACAACGCATATACAAAGAAACAACAGCATAGAGTTACCAGAGATGTTCAGATTAGCTGTAGCATCTGGTCGTGGTATTGGTAAATCAGCATTAGTAGCTTGGTTAATCATTTGGATGCTTTCAACAAGGCTTGGCGCAACCATTATTGTGACCGCCAACACCGAACAGCAGCTCAGATCAAGAACTTGGGCTGAGTTAGGTAAATGGCTCACCCTCGCCATCAATTCTCATTGGTTTATGAAAACTGCTACCACGATTAAACCTGCTGGGTGGTTTCAAGAAGCACTAGAGCGAGATCTAAAAATCGATACCGGGTATTATTACGCACAAGCGCAGTTATGGTCAGAAGAAAACCCGGATGCTTTCGCTGGTATTCACAGCTCCTACGGAGTTTGTTTAATCATGGATGAGGCATCAGGTATTCCCGCGCCCATCTACTCGGTTTCTGAAGGTTTCTTCTCTGAGCCTACCAAAGATCGTTATTGGTTTACTTTCTCCAACCCGCGCAGAAATACTGGGCCGTTTTATGACTCTTTTCATAGCAAACGCAGTTTTTGGCAATCACTCCAAGTAGACTCACGCACAGTCGAAGGCACTGACCAAAAGCTATTTCAAACCATGATTGAACAATATGGCGAGGATTCGACAGTCTCCCGCGTAGAAGTTATGGGTGAGTTTCCAAAAGCTGACGATGATACTGTTATCTCTATGGAACTTATACGCGCAGCAGTAGATCGTGATGTCGCCCTCACCGCCTCCGCGCCCATAGTGTGGGGTTTAGATGTTGCCCGCTTCGGTGGCGATAATTCTGCTTTGTGTGTGCGCCAGGGTAATACAGTTTTAGAAATAAAATCATTTGCCTCTATGGATTTAATGCAACTTTGTGGTGTGATTAAAAATCGCTACGATGATGCAACTGTTATGGAACGCCCACAAGAAATATTAGTGGATGTGATTGGACTTGGCGCGGGCGTGGTGGACAGACTAAGAGAACAGAATTTACCTGTGCGTGGGATTAATGTATCTGAGTCTCCAAGCAGTAGAAAAAATTATTTGAACTTACGCGCTGAGTTATGGTTTGCGATAAAAGAATGGTTGGCGCAGCGTGATTGCCGACTTCCTATTGATGATGAGCTTGTCTCGGAATTGGCTGCGCCTCTCTATAAATATACCTCGACTGGAAAAATAAAGATAGAGTCAAAAGATGAAATGCGCAAACGCGGAATAAAATCTCCCGACAAAGCAGATGCTTTGGCTTTGACCATGGCAAGTTCTGCGGCAAGTTTTAGTGGAAGCGAGAGTTATTTCGGTTATAATTTCAAAAAACCTTTAAAATCTCGAATCATTCGAGTGGGATAGTTTTACATGGCAAAAGATTACGAAGACAAAATGGAAGATATGCTTGAGAAAGAAGAGATGGAATCTTCTGAAGTAGAAGTCGAAGTTAATGAAGAAGTTGATATGGAACACCTTGCTGGTGTTATCAAATCCGAGATGGATGATGCAAAAGATTTTATTCATCAAGTCGGTGCAGAACGAGCAGAATCAACTGAGTATTATCTTGGTGAACAACCACAAGCACAATCTAGTATGCAGTCTGAATTTGTTTCAACTGATGTTAGAGACACTGTACTTTTTATGCTGCCATCTATCATGCGTACATTCTTTGGTACTAAAAAGATTGTCGAATTTGTACCGCATGGCCCGGAAGATATCCCTGTTGCCGAGCAACAAACCAATTATGTTAATTACATTATTCAAGAAAAAAATCCTGGCTTCCAAGTTTTATACGATGCGTTTAAAGATGCTTTGGTTAGAAAGAGTGGTTTTGTCAAAGTCTTTTGGGATGATTCTATTTCAGCATCTACCAGCGAATACACAGACTTAGATCCTATTTCATATCAAGCCTTAGTTCTTGATCCTAATGTAGAGATTGTTAAAGAATCTGTCACCATGGAAACCATTACACAAATGGATCCTTTAACTGGTGAAGAGGTTACACAAGAAATTCCTACTAAGTATGATCTCACTATTCGTAGAATTAAATCTAAAGATCAAGTGTGTATTGAATCAATACCACCGGAAGAAGTTTTAATTTCCAGGAACGCTAGAGATTTAGAATCTGCATCTTATGTTGCACATAGAATGATTAAATCTGTTTCTGATTTGGTTGCTATGGGTTATGACCAAGATGAGATTGAGCAATATGCAACACAAAGTTCAAGTGCGGTTGACCCAGAAGCCTATGATGAAATCGAGGCAAGAAATCCATTTGACAACATGGTATACCCGGATCGAAGTGATACCGGAGCAAAAGAAGTTTTATATGTAGAACATTATTTATTTTATGACTTCGATGGTGATGGCATCGATGAAAGAATTAGAGTTTGTACTGCGGGTGAAGGCGTAAATGTGCTGAATGTAGAACAATGGGATGATCTTCCTATTACTATGTTCTGCCCAGATCCTGAACCACATACTGCAATCGGTTCGTGTCCAGCAGATTATCTTAAGCCTATCCAGGCCGCAAAATCACAGATTATGCGAGATACTCTTGATTCATTAGGACACTCTATCTTTCCTCGTATGGCTGTCGTTGAAGGTCAAGTCAATATTGACGATGTACTCAATACTGATATCGGACAACCTATTCGAGTTCGTGCCCCTGGGATGGTTCAACCCTTTACAGTACCCTTCGCTGGTAAAGAGGCTTTTCCTGTTCTTGGATACTTAGATGAAGCAAAAGAGAATAGGACTGGTGTGTCTAAAGCATCTGCCGGTTTAAATGCAGACGCCTTGCAATCAAGCACCAGTGCAGCAGTATCCGCTACCATGTCAGGAGCACAAGGCCGAATTGAAATTATTTGCAGACATTTTGCCGAAGGTGGAATGAAGCAAATGTTTAAAATCGTTAATAACTTAATTATCAAACATCAAAACGCACAAGATGTCTTTAGACTTGAAGGTCAATTTATTCCTGTTGATCCTAGATACTGGGAATCAGATAAAGACATGGTGGTGAATGTTGCTATTTCTAAATCTTCTGATGAAGAGAAGTTTGGCATACTCGCACAACTTGCAGGCAAGCAAGAACAAATTATGCAAACTCTTGGACCAAACAATCCATTGGTATCCATGCAACAATATGCTAATACTTTGACACGCATGATTGAGTTAGCTGGATTCAAAGATGCTAATAGCTTTATTAATACTCAAGTACCACCTATGCCACCCGCACCACCGGAACCACAACAACCGGATGCGGCTACCATGTTGGCACAAGCAGAAGCTATGAAAGCACAGAACCAGGCACAAAAAGCTATCATTGATGCTGAGACTGATCGCATGAAAATTATTATGGATGATGACAGACAGCGTGATGAGACAGAAGCACAGATTAGACTAAAAGCAGCAGAATTAACCGCTAAATACGGAGCACAAGTTAACATAGCAGAAATCAATGCTATCATGGAGCGTGACAGAGAAAACATTAGGCAAACTGCAAAGGATCAAGCTCAAGGACTATTTACTAACAATGGCAATCAAGTTATATAACCTAGAAGTTTTAGTTGACGACCTAGTTTATGTCGGTAGTGATATTAGAGCCAAAAGCCAAGAAGATGCAGTAAGAATACTTGGTATTATCTCTGGTGGTGAAGTAACCGAGGATTCAGAAGTATTAAGCTGTGAGGAAAAAACTTTACACTAATGGCTATTACATACAGAGGTGAAAGGTTTAGTGGTTTTAATAAACCTAAAAGAACACCTAATCACAAAACAAAATCACACGCAGTTCTAGCCAAAGTTGGCGATGTCATAAAACTTATTCGCTTTGGTCAACAAGGCGTTAGCGGTGCTGGTAAAAATCCTCAATCTGCTAAAGACAAAGCTCGAAGAAAATCATTCAAAGCTAGACACGCTAAGAACATTTCTAAGGGTAAGTTGTCAGCAGCTTATTGGGCTGATAAAGTAAAGTGGTAAGGAGTTAAATTATGCCAAAAGGACTATACGCAAACATTCATGCTAAACGCAAAAGGATAAAAGCTGGATCAAAGGAAACAATGAGAAAGCCAGGTACTAAAGGTGCGCCAACTGCTAAAGCATTTAAACAAGCAGCTAAGACTGCAAAGAAAAGGAAGTAACCATGCCAAAAGTAGGAAAAAAACATTACTCATATACACCTAAAGGAATGGCACAAGCTAAAGCTGCTGCTAAGAAAAAAGGTGTAAAAGTTTCATACAAAAAAAAGAAAAAATAAGTGCGACCATCCTCGGCAAAAGCCAAGGGTCGTAAACTACAGCAATGGGTTGTTGATAAACTCGTTGCTTTACTTGGTTTTGATCCTGAAGATTTAGAATCAAGACCTATGGGATCTTCGGGCGAAGATGTCATTATGGGCGTTCAATCACGCAAACAATTCCCTTATTCCATCGAATGTAAAAACCAACAAGCAGTTAATGTTTGGAAGGCTTATGAACAGTCTTGTACTAACTGTAAAGATTACGAACCTTTGGTTATAATAAAGAGAAACAACACTAAGCCATTGGCATTAGTCGATGCAGAGTATTTTATTAAACTACACAGGAAAAACGATGAGTAATGAGGTTTGGGATTATAAGGGGATGTTTTGGGATGATGTTAATAAAAGATTTTACAGATGGCATGAATTAAAACTCTTGTTACAAGAGAGGGAACTAAAAAAGAAAAATGAAACTAAACAAAATTAAAAACATAGTCAGCAGTCTTGCTCCAACATTAGGTGCAGCTATAGGTGGGCCACTAGGTGGACAAGCTGGTCAAATACTCTCTCAAGTCTTAGGTGTCAAAAACTCTCCTATAGAATTAGAAAAAGCTATCAATAATCTAACAACCGAGCAAATGGTTGAACTTAAAAAAGCTGAGAAAGATTTTCAATTAAAGATGAAAGAATATGAAATAGATATTTATTCTCTTGAAACCAAAGATACACAACACGCTAGAGAAAAGTTTAGCAATGATTGGACTCCTAAATTTTTAGGTTCATTAACTCTTGTTGGCTTTATTGGTTACATATTTATGATTACTGCATATCCTATTGATGATTCTTCAGACGATATTGTTATGTTAATTCTTGGTTATTTATCAGGTATAGCTTCAGCAGTAATATCTTTTTATTTTGGATCAAGCAACAAAGATAAAAAATGAGTAAGTGGAAGAATTTTAGGTTAGAAGAGTTTGCTTGTAAGCATTGTGGTGAAAATAAGATTGAACATGAGTTAATAGATAAGCTACAATCACTTAGAGAGGACTTAGGTTTTCCATTTGTTATTACATCAGGATACAGATGTTCAGAGCATCCAGTGGAAAAGAAAAAAAGCAAACCAGGTACTCACAATTTAGGCATTGCAGTCGATATCGGTTGCAGTCATAAACAAGCATTACAAATAGTATCCGCAGCAGAAGGTTACGGATTCACAGGAATTGGAGTCAATCAAAAAGGCAATGGAAGATTTATACACCTCGATATTGGCAAAGCTGAAGCTAATCGTCCAAGGCCTCATATCTGGAGCTATTGATTTCTAATGGGTGATATGGAACTAATCTTCGATATCATCATTCCATTGGTAATCATTCCAATCTTTTACTTTATTAAAAGTCATGGCTCAGAAATACAAAGACAAAGCATTTTACTTAATAAAACTAGAGAAGAGATTGCAAAAGAATATGTCAGCAAAAAAGACTTTAGTATTGAGTTAGAAAGAATTTTCGACAAATTAGATAAACTTGATGCTAAAATAGATAAACTAATAACTGAATAATTATGCCAACTGAAGTAGAACTAGAAGAACTTAAAGCTCTATATCAAGACTTAATGCGTCAATATGGAACTAACTTAGCTGGTCAACAAGCACCTGACGGAACATACGGATATTACACTCCAGACTTTTCATATGGAAGTTATAAAATTCCATACCAAGATCCAACCTATTCATCCGGATACGAATACGCACGAACAATAGCTGGTGGTATGCCATTTGAAGATGTGGTTGCACCTGGTATGAGTTTTTCTCCAGATCAACCAATGGGGTATACCCAAGCAGACTTAAGAAAAAAAGAAATATATGGTGACTTTGATGGCGTTATGCCAGTTGCACCTACTCAAGGAACACCGCTAGAAGCACCTTACGAAACAATGCCTTATGCTCCTGTTGGAACACCGGCACCAGAACTTTATGTTCCAGGACAAACAACCTTTCCAGGAATACCAAGCTTTTTACAAGATTTAGATTTTAGTTTTTTAAAAGATTTAGATTTTAGTAGTTTACCTGGTGCAAGGCCTGTAGAACCTAAAGAAGACCTTTTCAAAGTAGATCAAAACTTATTTAATTTTGAAGAGATTGCTGACAAGATTGATATGGATGAGGTTGCAAAAATAGACATAGAAAAAATAAACATTCCAGAATCAGTTAGTTTATTTAGCGATATATTAAAAGAACCAGTATCAGCAGAACCAGTAATACCAAAACCAGTATTGCCATCTATATTTGAACCTGCTGCACCGGTAATGCCAACAACTCCAGCAATACAGCAACCTATTACTCCTGTTGTTCAAGAGCCAACAATTCCACAAGTGCCAGTCATGCCACAAGTACCAGCATTTGAAGAACCAATATCATTTATTCCAAAATTACAAAACATACCAATGAACTTTACTGGATTACCACAAATGCCAGTCATACCAAATATTCCAGTTATGCCTGAATTACCAATCGTGCCACAACCAATCGTGCCACAACCAATTCAGCCAATGAACTTTACTAGATTATCCAACTTACCAGTTTCTAATTTTGTCCAGCCTAGCGTTGAAGATATTGTATCTCCAATCAGCAGAGGCAGAACATTACCACCAACACCAAGAGGATTATTTAGTTTATAAATGTCAATCACACACGAAGAAGTAGTTAAAGCAGCAGAAGCTGAAAGAATTTTAAATTCTGATGTCTTTAAAGAAGCAATAGAAAATCTTAAAAACGAATACATAACTCATTGGTTAAACTCTCGCGGCATTGATGATGTTGCAGTTAGAGAAGACTTCCACAGATCATTATTACTTCTCCCTGAAGTAGAAAGACATTTACGCATCATGGCTGAGAAAGGCAAACTCACAAAAGCCAACATTAATAAAATTCGTAACATAGCCTAAAACTTTCCCTTTTATACATTCTTGATATAAAATATCCCTAAATACAATATAGGAGTATTTATATGAGCAATAACGGAAAACCGACTGCTTTACAAACCGAAGGTGAATTAGCTACCTCGGCATTTGAAAGTTTCTTAGCCCCTGAAGAGGACACGCAAGAAGAAGCAGTCATAGAGGAAGCTGAAAGCATCGAACCTGAGATTGATGAATTTGAAGAGCAAGACGAAGAGCTTGTCGATGAAGAAGATCTTGAATACGATGATGAAGAAGATGGTGAAGAAGAAACGGAAGTTGAAGAGGTAGAAGAGCAACCCGTCTACAGAGTCACAGTTGATGGCGAAGAGATAGAGGTCACGCAGGACGAACTCATTAATGGTTATTCACGCCAACAAGATTATACGAGGAAGACACAGGAACTTGCCAATCAAAGAAAAACGATTGAGCAACAAGCCCAAGAACTTGCTCAAAGAGATGCGATTTACGCACAGTTGTTACCGAAGATGGAAGCCCAATTACAGGGCGAATTGGTAAACGAACCAGATTGGGATAGTTTATACAATGATGATCCGATAGCATTTGTACGCGAAAAACAACTCTGGGATGAAAAGAAAGAAAAGTTAAAAGCTGCACAAGCTGAACAGCAAAGACTCCAACAGGAATCATATGTTCAACAGCAACAACTAATTGCACAACAAGTGCAAGAAGGCCAGCAAAAACTTCTTGAAATCATACCAGAATGGAAAAATGCAGAAGTTGCCTCGAAAGAGAAACTAGCAATTCGCGACTATGGTATTAATGTCTTGGGATATTCACCTCAAGAAATGGATGCAATTTATGACTATCGTGCTTTGCTTGGTTTAAGAAATGCTTGGTTAAACTCTAAAACAGTTGAAGCCACAAAGAAGAAGCCAACACAAAAAGCACCTGCAAGAGTAGCCCGACCTGGAACAACTACCAGAAAGAAATCGGTAGCACCAGCGAAAAGAGCAAAACAGGTTTTAGCAAAAACTGGAAAAGTCCAGGATGCTGCTAAAGTTTTTGAACAATTTTTAAAATAATTTTATAGGTAAATATAATGGCTAAAGTAACAAACGCATTTGATACATACAGCGCGACTTCAGACAGAGAAGATTTAAGTAATATCATTTACAACATCTCTCCAATGCAAACTCCGTTTATGTCATCAATTGGAAAAAGAAGTATTAACAATGTTGTCTTTGATTGGCAAACAGAAGTATTAGCAACTCCAGTTGCTACAGGTGAGCTAGAAGGTTTTGAACTTTCAAGATCAGCTTCAGTTGCAACAACCAGAGTTAGCAATGTTGCTATGATTTCAAAAAGAGATGCAACTGTATCAGGCTCACAAGAGTCTTCAGACCCTGCTGGTAAGAGATCAGAAATGGCTCACCAACTAGCTATCATGTCTAAAGCTCTTAAGAGAGATATGGAAGAAGCTCTTTGTCAAAATGGCGACAAAACAACTGGAGACGCTTCAACTGCTCGTGTAACTGGTGGTTTTGAGTCTTGGATTACATCCAACGATTCAAGAGGTGCTACAGGTGCTTCTACTGGTGGCGGAGCTGCTCCAACTGACGGAACTCAAAGAGATCTAACAGAAGATCTTTTAAAAGATGTTCTACAACTTTGCTTTGAAAATGGTGGTGAACCATCAATGGCTATTTGTGGACCACATAACAAACAAGTTATCTCTGGTTTCACAGGTAGAACTCAAGCAAGACAATTTGTTGATGCAAACACAGTTGAAGCATCAGTATCTATCTACTCATCTGACTTTGGTGAACTGAAAATCGTTCCATCAAACAGATCAAGAGAAAGATCTTTACTGTTGGTTGATCCTGAGTATGCAAAAGTATCTTACTTGCGTGATTTCAAAACAGTTGACATTGCTACAATAGGCGATGCAATGACCAAAATGATCGTGGTTGAGTATGGATTAGAAGTATCCAACGAAGCTGCTCATGGTATCGTTGCTGACCTTAATGTAAGTTAAGTTCTCGGTTAAGAACCTTAAAGGGATGTTTCGGCATCCCTTTTTTTTGTGTTAAAATTCTTGCATGGCTAAAAGAACTGTTATAGATCATAAGACTGGTTTTACTAACGAGTTTATTACTGAAGGTGGTAAAGATATATTTCATACCACCCAAGATGTAAGTCCAGTAATCGAACATTGTAAAAACATTGCAGAGAATGTTAAGCCAGGTAAAGATCTTCGCCATGTGGCAGAAGTGCCATTGGTTGTATATCAAAGAGCTTGTCGAGAAGGATGGGCGAATGATATGAACGCATGGAAAAGATGGTTAAATAACTCAGAAAATAAAGTCTTTAGGACATGGCAAGGTAAACTATGACATACGCAGAATTAAAATCTAATATCGCAAGTTACTTAAATCGTTCAGATTTAACAAATGTAATTGATTCATTTATAGATAGCACAGAATCAGAATTTAACCGCAGATTAAGAGTTAAAGG